TTGATTTTCCGCGTAATTTCTGTATGCCAAACGTGGCCAATGCTATTGTTATTGGATCCATAATAAATACTTAAGTAACTATCATTTTAACGGTATTAGGGGGTCTTATCAATACTGTGGGGATTAGGAGCTATGGGAGATAATGGGATGAAAAGTTTGAATTGCTTAAAATTCGAAGGTCATTTTTTTAACTTTACATTTGCTCCCAAAGGAATGCTTTCGGCTCCCGTTTTGGTGAGCTCTTGAAGTAATTTTCCGGAATACATCTTTTCTCCAACGTGAGAGATTTCTTCATCTGCTAAAGCATATATTTTTCCCCCTATATCAGTCCATAATTTGCAGAAATTAAAGTCTTCTCCCAAATAGAGTTTAGTTTTCTTGCTATAATAGGTATCAAAAAAATTATAGTAATTAGGACGATCAACCATCTTTCCATTAATCATTGTCTGTTGTTTAACTGTTAAATCAGGGTAAGCTTTTATTAATTTATCAAAAGCGCTGCGCTTCATCATCATACATCCTGCAGGTCCTTTCTTTATTTCAACAAAGCCATTGTGCATGTTGATAGCATCCATATTAGTAAGCTCAACAGGAAAGATATAGCCTTTGGTATCAGGATGATCACTAGGTCTCTTAACATCATCTTGTCTGAATTTATTAGCATCTACTGTTTTCATAGGGTAAGGAACCAAAGAGACTTCATAAGGGCATTCATACATTCGATAAATTGAGCGTACCGAAAAAGAAATATCCGCATCAATGAAACACATTTGGTCAGCTTTAGAGCTTAAAAAAGCTGCTACACATAGATTTCTTCCTTGAGTCACTAAACTACTCTTCATAAGTTGAAAAGTAATGCTGGTACTATTCAAAAGACATTCTTTTTGCAAATCCAAGCACGATTTCATGTAATGTAATGTAACTTCGGAATGCACAGGGGTTGCTACAAATAATCCTTGGGACTCCTTAAGGGCTTCAATCTTTTTATCTCTTTTTTCTTCCTCTTTATCTCGAGGCAACACACTAAGTTTGGATGTTTTTTTCTTTGCGTCTGGCATGTATAGTTCCTTGTAAAAATCGATCCCAAAAGGATCCGATAACTTTCCAATCGTAATAATACTTATAGTACTGCTGTTGAAACTTCAAGCTTTGACTTATGTCCCGGGCGCTTAAGATTTCTCTAGCTTGTCTGATGGATTCAGCTGTTTGAACAGCTAAATGCTTTTTATCTGATGAATAGGGGATATAAACTGGAAATTCTGCACAGGTTTCGGGTATAGCCCCGAGATCCGTGGTTATTAACATACAGCCCGCAGCTAAAGCCTCCATGGCTGAAATACAAAAAGTTTCTTCAAAGGTCGAGGGATGAACACTGACATGATACTCTTTTAATTTTTCCATTAATTCGTTATGGTATAAATATCCTTTATAGTTTACATTTTTTAAATCTCCAGCTTGTTCATAAAGCTTAAGAAATTTAGGTTCATTTTCTATATGAAAACCATCTCCATAAATAATAGTGCTGGAATAAACGTCTAACACAATATCTTTTTCGTCTTTTAATAGTTCCATTGTATTGAGGAGAACGTCTAATCCTCGCCACGGAGTTGAAAAATAAACGAGTCTTAAAGGATCTTTATAAGTAAAGTCTTTTTTTAGTTTTAGTTCTTCGTAATCAATACCATTTTTTATAACAACACTACGAGTGTCGGGCACATTGAAAAAATATCTATATTTTTCATAGGTCCAATGAGAATTGAAAACATACCAATCATATTTTTTATGATTTTCTTTTTTAGTAAACCAAGGAGCTAGATTAGGTTGGTCATAAGAATTTTTGATCCATAAAATATTGGGTCGTAAAGGATGAAGGGGTTCTTTTTCGGGTACTGAAGTAGTAATCTGTACTAATTCGAGAAGATTTCTATCTCCATATTTACGCAAGTAATCATATTGAATTTCGGTACCTCCGTAAGGTAACATTATTTGGTTTTACCAAGTACGGTTAAAGATGCGACTGTTACTTGTAAATCCTGACGAAAATCTTCTTTTGTAGTGTTCGTCTTAGGATCAGCAACATCTTTATCAAATTCCTCCTTAGATGCATAAACTTTACCAGTTTTTTTATGTTGAATAATCTCAACAGCTTTCGCAGGTAAAACAGGAACCTGTTTCCCATCAATAATTTTATATTTCATCCTTGTCCTCGCGTGCGTTTGTTCATAGGGACTCTTTTACTACGTTTTTTAGCATGACGTCCAGGCCTTTTTTTATGTCTGCGTTTAAGATGGGTATATCCATATTTTGACTTAGCCATTTTCGTCGCTACGATTAATTAATGCATAGGATACCACACCCTTAGCTACATTAGCTGTCGCTGCACATTGTATTTTTAAAGCATCGCTCTCTTCCAGAATTAAAACTCCTTTAGCTAAGTTTGTAGTGTCCCCAGCAGCTATCGATTCTATTCCGATCTGATAGGTAATAGAAGCTGAACTATCAACAAATTCAGATTTTACACTAATAGCTGCAGTAGAAGTATTAGCACATTGAAAATTTTGAATAATAGCTCGGGAGCCATCATCCATTGTTAGGCAGGTAGTCATATTAGTAGTGGTTAAATCAAACCCTGCATTTTTATATTGTATACTCATAATAGAAAAAAGTTTAAAGCTTCCTGTTCATTTTTTAAATCCTTCTGGTAGGAAGTATTTAATTGATTTTTAAAAGTAGTTAAGGCTTCTTGAAGCTGTCTTGAATTAGAAACATCATATTCTTCAGCAGGTTCAGGAATATTTACCGTAATTTTAGCCATTAGCGCATTCCATCTGGTCGCGAATCAAATCTAAATAAACCATAGCGCCATGTTCCATTAAGTTCATCGGCGGCTACTTCAAAACTAGCTAAACGACTGCGTGCTCGTGTCCAAATTTGCTGAGTAGATGTAGACACAGTAAAAGGTCCTAACGGAGAACTTGTAGCTGTATCATTTGGAAATCTGCGCAAGTAAATTGTTACGTTAGCGGTACCATTAAGGTTTTTAAAGTCAGGGATAAATCTTCTGACACTCATATAATATTGTCCATCACCATCTACATCCAAATCAAAATCTCCTGATCGAATGGAAGAAGAAATTGCTGTGGTTACCGTACCTGTAGTAAAGCTACGCACTTGATTGGTTCCTGTTTCTTGTTCATATAAAACACTTCGTCCATTACTAACTCCATTAATAGTAGGAAAATCTGGAGGGTTTGATTCATCCAACTGAGTAGCAAAAGGTAAATCAAAAATATCTGCATTCGCCCAACTGGTTCTATCTAAAGTTCCTGTTGTCCAAACCTGTTCTAAATAATTATAAGTCACGATTCGATTAATTTGATCAACTGAATTTTGAGGATAGAACCAAGAGACTTCATTAAATAAAGCATTGTGTCCTCCTTGGACTAATTCGCTTCCTGTGTCGTAATTAATTCCTAAATTATTTCCTTGAGTCGTAAATACAAAATCTTCTACCAAGCAAGGAACGGTTTTAACAGAGCCATCAAACATAAAAAATCCACCAGTAGCCCCCATCCAAAACACTACTCCATTAGCATATACAATAGAGTGCTGGCCAATCGCTCCACAATCTGAACCAACCTGTCTTATACTAAAAGTGAAAGGTGGTCCTACATATTGCATAATGTACGCTGCCGTATCGGTTAAAATTAAAATATAGTCTTTACCCTGCACCGCTCCTACAATTTTGTTGCCTTGATCCAGATACATTGTTCCAGCCGTATTAGTAGAGGTAGGGACATAATCTGTTTCATCTTCTTGATCCGAAAAACGAACATACATTCTATCCTGAGTTGTGGCGCTTCCAATAGTTGTTTCAGTACCTAATTGAATCAAATGTCTATCTCTATCAGATACAATAGACATTACAGATTTAGTAGGGTTCCCTGAAGCAATAACTGCTCGTCTGGTTAAAGGACTAGCAAGACTCGGATCCCAAATAAAAGTTTTACCATTATGAATGGTAGCAATTAATTTTTCTCCAAAATTATCCAAAGACCAAGAGCCAGGATCTAAAATAAGTTGTGAGGAAGTTCTCGCTGTACCCCAGGTGGAAGCCCCCCAAGTTGATGTGCCCCATCCGTATTGAAAAGTTTGATTGATTGGACCGATGACTTCATAAGGCTCAACATCTGTGCCAGTTCCAGCGGAAGCTCCGCCCCCTGTCTCGGTGGATGTCATTACTACATTAAAACTATTAGCACTTGCTGTTTGAATTTCAAAAGTATCAGTTGTAAATTCGGCAGTCGTAAAACTACAGCCTGCCGGGATAGTAACATTATCGAATATTAGTAAAGCCCCTTCTTCTAATCCGTGTGAAGCTTTATTAATAGTTACAGTGCTTGATCCTGTAGTTGAAGTTATTGTGCATGTAGCTACAGTAGAAGCTAATGGAGTCACATCATAAAAGGCATCTCCTGAATAGACAGCAAGCATCTTATTAGTTCCGATAGCTGCATATTTGGTAGCATCTACGGCTGTCCAGGTGGTTAATGCTCGGCCAGCTCCTACTAAAGTATTACTGGTTTTTTGATTCCAACCCCCGATTTTTTCAGGAGATCCATAACGAAAACGTACGTTATCCCCATCAATCCACTCTCCTTCTGCTTGTGAAGCAGTGGCTTGTTTATTGAATCCTGGCTTTAGTGCTACTTTTTGTAATGACATAATG